AATTTACCTATCTGAGCACGTTCAAGAGCATTTGCAATTACAGGCTGGTCGAAATGTATCTGAGTATAAGGAAGTGCCTTAATAATTTCTTCATCTGTTCCGAGAGTATCAATAATAATGATTTTAGCAAGCTGTTTGAACTGTGCTTCAAGTTCCTTATGAATCATCTGAATTGATTCATTCTGCTTGAAGAGGTTACCCTGAGTGTCATCACCGCTTGAGAAATTACCCTTTTCACTTGAGAAAAGCAAAGGTTCTGGAAGAACTGCATCAGAAGCAAAGTCCTGTCTTAAAAGACGCATAAGTTCCGGTACTTGTGCAAAGTTTCTGTTAATAGACTTAATGTCACCGAGTACATCCATTGTGATAGGGTTATCTGGACTTGCTTCCCTTGTCCTTACAGTACCTTCTTCTACAAGAGCGTCAAGAGCATTTGTACCTTCCGTTGCAAGTACACCGTCTACGTTTACTACACGTGCAAGAATAGACATCTGCTGTATCATCAAAGGCAGCGACTGAATGGCAACCTTATAGTTCATACCCGATTGCAGGTAACCGCAGAAGTCTGAAATACCCCATCCCTGGTTTGCTATCTGTCCCCAGTAGCCTGCCTGCTTTGCAGTTACTACACGTGCTGTACGTGAATGATGTACGTCAGCACCTAAGAAAGGTATTGTATATACATCTGGTCTTAAAAAGTCCTTTTGAGTAGGGTTATACGGAGGTATGATAAAGGTATTCCATCTATCAAGTTGCACAAAATAATCAATGCAGTTCTTACCTAAGATACCCAAGTGTAAAAGAGCATTAAGTCCAAGACCTGTAGTAGCCGGACTATCTTTCTTGAACATAGGGAAAGTTAAAGCACCACCATAAACAAGGGAGTTAAGTGTACTTTCAGTAAGAATGTTCTTAAAGTTCTTAACTTCCATATTTTCTTTAACTTCGTCTATCTGTTTCTGAGATAAATGTGCATTTTCAAGGTTGATACCATTAAGGAGTATTGACTTTGATTTTTTGTTGATTACGGTTTCAAAAAGTCCTTTCTGTGAGTAAAGGCTGTTTGCTTCCCACGGAGAAATATAAACATTAGGAAGGGCAATATTTGCTCTTGCAGGGTCTAACTGATTTGAAATATTCCATCTTCCATTAAAAATATTGTCCCTTATTCCCTGCGGTGAAGACATTTTCTGCCTTATCTGTTCAGCAGATACAGGTGTTTTAGACTGCATACAGTCCATAATTACACCTACATTCTGTGTAGCCCTTTCAGTAATGGATTTTAATGTATCTACCTGTTTGATACCACACTTTTCAGCAAGCCTTTCTGTATCTTCACGTACACCTTTTTCAACAAGTTCCTGTGCTTCTTCCAGAGCAGACATATTCATTCCTCTGAAAGTATGTGAATCTGTAACTGCAACCTTACCGTTCTGGTAATGCTTTACAGACATAGAAGAGCCGTTAAGTATTTTCCGTAATTCTTTGTAATCAACCATAATCTTATCCTACTCTTAAACTGTCATAAAATCAAGTTTATGCATTGAAACTGTTTTCTTCTACATTAGGTGCTTTGCTTAACTTGATACCCTTAATCCTGTCCGGTGTAAGTATATTACTAAATACTTCGAGTTCTGTTGCATCTGCACCACGAGCACGTCTTTTTTCATAAAGTCTTTCAAGAGTAACCTTGTAAAGAGGTTTAAGTTCACGTTTCCATGAAAGAAGATAGTGTACAGCCATGCCTAAACAATCGCCCTTATGATCCGGAGCACCCTTACCGCCTTTGCTGGGCTGACCTGTCTTAGGGTCTTTCTGCCACGTCATAAGTGTTGTTTCAAGACCTTTACACATTGGACATATAAACAAATGTTCTGCAACAAAAAGTTTATTACAGGCAAAGTTTCTGTCCCCTACAAGGGGGTTACATGAACGGTATGCTATCTTTATGTTGAATACCCTTAATTCCTTCTTGAACTCAACAAAGTGTTCCTTGTATGTCATGTCAGGAATCCATACAATTTCATTGGTAGGGAAGTCATATCTGAATACTTCCGGGGCACGTCTGATGTCAGGGAACTCATAGTCCTTTATTGCTATGATTGCTCCGTTTACTACTGCAAAAGCAACTGCATTGTTTCCGAAACCGTTAAAGTCCTGCCCGATGTAGATTGTATAGTTATTATCCCTTACATAATCATAAAGGTCATAGTCAAGTTTATTCTTAGAAGCGTCATAGTCAGGAAATACAAGTCCAGAGTCTATTGACACAAAATATCCTTCAAGAAGACAGGCGACTTCCTTTTCATTATAGATAGAGTAAATGTTCTTTACGTAATCTTTAGGAAGGTAAATGTTATCCCTTGTTCTTGCCCTCATAAGAACATAACCTATTCCAGACTTCTTAAAGTGCATTACTGTCTGATAAAGACCTTTAAGTCCCTGTGAAGTAGTAGCAAAACAAATGAAAGGTGAACGGAATCCCTCTACCTGCTGCCTTACACGGTCGTTTATAGACTTTACTGCTTCCATAGCAACATCTGTAGGAAGCTCGTCCAATTCGTCTACAAAAGAAGCTGTTACTGAGTAACCATAGATTTGTGTAGGTTCTTCCGTAGGTACTAAGATAATTTCTACATTACCTACCTGCATTATGTTCTTAGCTTTATCGTACCTGTATTCAGAGTTGGTCATTGTAAGGTTCTGTTCAAAAGCATTAGTCCATGTCTTAGCAAGGAATGTAATGTTTTTTGAACATACCATTATCTTAGGATTATGACCTTCCTTATCTTTCTTTCCGAGCAGGTCTTTAATAGCTTTCATTACTGCATATACAAGAGAAGAAGTTTTCCCACAGGCGAAACCTCCACAAAGAAAAAAGAAACGCTTTTCAGGAAAAACGTAAGGTGCTTGTACAAAACTTGCCTGATGTGGCAAAAGTTTAACTGTTTGTGCCACTTTCTTTTTTCTCCTTTTCCTTGAGTTTTTCCTTAGTCATAGCTTTCATTTTGGCTTCAAAAGAATTGTCTTCTTCTGCACCACCGAAGTCAGCACCAAGTTCATCTGAGTTACCGCCTTCGTTAATTTCCACTGTGTCCAAGGCTTCAAAGTCTTCCTTGCTCATAGCAATATATGTAACGTTAAGAGCGTTGCTTTCGTCTTTAGTAACATTAAGGTCTTCAAGAAGCAGTTTCTGTTTCATCTCAAGAGCCTTTAATATTGTACCGCTTGTATCTGTAGGTTTTTCAGAGTTGGAATATGTTCCGGCTAAAACTGCATCCAGTGTTTCCAACTGCTGAACAAAAAGGTTTGCCTTTATTGCCTTTGTTTTGGAAATATATACAGGGTCATCCAGCAGTCTTAAACGCAGTTCCTTAGGTACTTCACACAAGTCCATAGCAAGAGCGTCTTTATAGAGTATCTTGTATTTCTGTATTACATCATCTCTGATTTGTTCGTAGGTTTTTTCTGCCATTTTCTTTCCCTGTATTTCTACCTTAACACATTTGCTTTTTAATTGCAAATGTGTTAATCTGATTACAGAGCAACTCTCCCTCCATGTTTATTGTTCTTTTCCTTGACCCCTGTAGAAATACGGGGGTCTTTTATTTTTCAGCAGGTACTTAAATTACAGAAAAAGGGCGGGTGGGGGTATACCCCTCTTTTTAAGACGTTTTTGTTAAACAGGTTATTTATGTTAGGCTTGTTAGGCAGGTTAAGTGTGTTGATACGGGTCGGAAAGGTTGGCAAGGGTATTTATATTAGACTTGACATAATTTATCTAAAAAGTCCGATTTTTTGTGGAGAAAAGGGTAGTCCCCTAGATCTGGCTGCCGACAGTAAAAATATCGACAGACAGAATAAATCTTTAAGAATTCATTAACATCAGATATTCATACACTTTATTCCATTGCTTAATGGTTAAAATGCTATGCAGTTTCTCGAGTTCTATAGCCTTGCTTTTAGCATCCAGTTTGTTTAATCTCAGTGCTATTCTTTTTAAGTTCATATTAAAGCCTCCTTGTTTGCTCTATGTCTATAATATATCATATCTATAATATTATGTCAACAATAATTTTAAATAATTTTCAAATATTTTTACCACTATCAATATATATTCAAACATATTCATATAATTATTTGTTTATATGTCCTTGCCTT